AACCCAGATCATTAGAAGAAATAGCTAAAGACAGAGAAGCAGAAGAGGGTGATTAATAAGCCTTGCGATACTGAACTGAACCTAGAGACGCAAATAAAACTTAATGAATGGCAGCCGCGATGGTACCAAGAAGAAATACTTTATAAGTGGCTCATAGAGAAAAAGCGAAGAATCTTTTATTGCTGGGGGCGTCGAAGTGGTAAGGATTATTTAGCGTTTAATATAGCCATACTTCAAGCTAGCTCTAAAGTCTGTCTTGTACTGTACTGCCTACCGACTTATTCACAAGCGAGGCGTTGCATATTCGATGCTATTTCGATTGAGGGAAAAAAATTCCTAGATCTGATTCCTAAAGAACTCGTCGCAAAGATAAATGTTCAAGAGATGAAGATCACTTTTGTAAATGGTTCAATTATTCGTATTATTGGCGCAGATGACAATACCGTAGATAAATCCATTGTCGGAACAAATGCTCAGATGGTGATCCTCAGCGAAGGCTCCTTGATGAATCTTGAGAAGGTTTATGGCTACATTCGCCCTATTCTGGCGGCAAACGAAGGGACTATAATTATCTTTGGAACACCGCGAGGCCGAAATGCATTCTTTTATCTATTTGAAACAGCCAAAAACGATCCTAGCTGGCATGTTTCGTATAAACCAACCTCTGAGACCAAACATATTACTGATGAGGCCCTTGCAGAAGAACGCCTATCTATGAGCAATGATTTATACCTTCAAGAATATGAAGTTTCATTTACTCGTGGCGTAGAGGGCCAAATTTACGGGAGAGAGATCGAGAAGGCGAGGCTTGAAGGGCGTGTGGGATTCTATCCACACCAACCACAATTATTAACGCATTATGCAATAGATATTGGAGTAAAGGATGCGACCACGATCATATGGTACCAGGTTCCAAATGATGCAAATGGCCCTATATTCATTATTGATAGCTATTCTAATACTGGTATGGGTTTGGACCATTACGCGCGCATTATCGAGGAAAAGCCCTATCGTCGAGGTACGGCATTTGCTCCTCACGATATTTCAGTAAGAGAATGGGGCTCTGGAGCGATTACACGATATGAGAAGGCTCGGCAAATGGGGATAGATTTCACTATTTTAGAGCAGAACTCAGTCCAGGATGGTATCGATCATGTCAAAACTTTATGGCCAAGATTTCATATCCACGAAGCAACTTGCAAACCCTTGCTTGATGCTATTGAAAACTATAAGCGTGAGTTTGATGAGAAGTTGCAGATCTATAAAGCAAAGCCGCTTCATAATTGGGCTTCTAACTTTGGTGACGCTTTAAGGTATCTGGCGCAATCCATCCATCTGACAAAGAAAGGGATGACCTCCGAAGAGTTTGATCGCCTCAAGGCACAAGCGCTTTATGGGGGCAATAACTTGCCGTTCCCCTTTAACCATGATCCACGCTACGATAAGTCTGGAGGATTTTAATGGAAGCCGAGCAAAGAATTGCAAGAACGAGAAATCAGGCAACTATTAAACCCTTCCAGAGATGAATATGCTCCGGTTAAGATAAACGCATCTTGTTTACCTTTAACCGGAGATTTTTATGTTGAGACCTGATGAGAATTTAATTGATAATCGTATGATTGGTTCTAAAGCCAGTTCTTCTACGTCAGCTGATTACAGCGCGATTAAACGCAAAATTGACAATGATTATATAAATTGTCAGAGTGAGTGGCAAACTTTTTGGACAGAGGCAATGATCGATGTGCGCTTGGAAACAGGCGATTCGCAATTAGGAAATCAATTAAGCCCATTCAATACCACTTCTGGTCGTGACCAATGGGTATTTAACCGTGTCAGACCGCTTTTGAACATGGTCTCTGGTAGGCAAAGACAAACTCGCAAGTCTACTATTGTAGTGCCTTTAGAAAATGGTGATCAGAAGACAGCGGATCAACTCACCAAGGTTATGCTCTCCATCTATAAGCGTGAGGCCATACTTGAGGAGATCTCAGAAGCGTTCCATCAAGGAGCCTGTATCACTGGTCTTTCACTTTTAAGGATATATTTAGATTTTCGTAACGACCCCGTATCAGGTGACATTAAGGTCGACAACCTACCATTTTCGTCATTCTACATCGACCCGTATTTTCGCAAGCTGGATTTAAGCGACTGTTCGTTTATTTGGGTGCGTTCGTACGTAACTTATTCGGCTGCTGCTGCCCTCATGCCTGAGAAGTACGATGAGATTATGGAGTTAGCTTCTAACACGGCAACGACGGCAGGCGTACAACGCTTTCAATACATGCCAGAAGCTTATGGTATGGCCAAGAAGAAACGTTTAGCCTACGACGAGTATTACTACCGAGACTTCAGAAATCAAAAACTCCTCGTTGATAAAGAAACAGGCGAGACCTTGGACGTCTCACTTAAAGATGATATGGATGTTGAAGCGTTTCTAGCCCAATACCCATCATGTACCATTATCGAACAACGAGTACCAACTGTACGACTTGCAATAATGATCCAAGACAAAGTATTTTATGACGGTCCCCAGCCCATGGGCATTGATCAGTACCCATTTACAGCAATTACTGGATACTATTCATCGATGCTGCCCAACTTCTACTCACGCATCCAGGGCATAGCTCGATCTCTACGCGATCCACAGGCCCTTCTCAACCATCGAATAATTACAAGTGCTGATATGGCCGAGTCAGTCGCTAATACCGGTTGGATCTTTAAGGAGAACGCCGTCGTAGACGTTAAACACCTATTTCAGAATGGTTCAGGCCGAATAATCCCTATGAAGCGTGAGGCTAATCTTCAAACCGATATCATGCCGATCACACCGCCCAACATCCCACCATCATTCTTCCAACTTCAAGAGACGTTCGACAAAGAACTCAACATGGTGTCTGGGATAACCGAGGCTAACTTAGGAACCCAGGTAACTGATGAGTCCGGCTATTTGGCTGCTTTAAGGCAATCTGCTGGTATGGTGACATTGGAGCCCATATTTGATCGACTTAACCTTGCTCAGAACAGACTTGGTGGAATTATCTTGGAAGCTATCCAACGCAACTATACCCCAGGCAAGATCAAGAACATCCTTGAAGACGAAGAGCCAGCACCATTGTTCTACAACAAGTCCTTCGGTAAATATCATTGTGCTATTGAGAACGGATTTGATACCGAGACCCAGAAGCAGATGGAATTTGCCCAGCTGATCAAGCTAAAAGAACTTGGCTTCAACATTCCTCCTAAGATCATGATCAATGCCGCGACCTTGCAAAAGAAAGACGAGCTTATCCAAGCAATGGAAGAAATGGAACAAGGTGCAATGCAGGCGCAACAACAGCAGCATGAGACAGAGATGCAGGAAGCACAATCTCGTATTAAACTTGCCCAAGCACGTGCTGTAGCGGACCAAGGTTTAGGAATGGAACGCGTTTCGCGCATCCAAGAGAACGCAGAGCTGGCTCATGAACGCAAGGCCGCTGCTCATAAAGATGACATTGAAGCCCTATTGGCATTCATCAAGGCCTCAAAAGAGATTGAAGGAATAGACTTTGCTCATTTAAAGGAGATCCTGGGCATGCAACAAATGTTGAAGCAATCCGAGCAAGTTGAAGAAGCAGAAGAGGCTCCAGCAGGTAAAAATGTGATAGGAACACCTACAGGTGGAACACCTACAGGTGGAACACCTACAGGTGGAACACCTCAACAACCTTAGGGAATAATGGTGCACCTGATAGCCTTTATAATGCACTTAGCCAATACGATTATCCCCTGGATAGTTGGTGCGGAGATTATTGGAAAGGGTTTCTTGGAGGGTGTAGAATTATTAGGTACAATGTCGAAATGGTTGAAGAAGAATAAAACCGTTAGTGGGTTTGCTTTAACAAACCCACTAGTTAAACTCCCTAATCATAAGAGGAAGCTAGTGAAAGTTAAGACACCAGTGTCAAAGACGGTCGAGAAAAAATACGTCAAAGAAGAAGCCAGACACAAAAAGTCTGAGACAGTCGAAGAGTCAAAGCACAAACGTCGAGAGATGGAAGACTTTAAGGAGATCGAGAAGTTAGCTGAGAAGAAATCTAAATTTAAACGCAAATAAGGGGAGAATCATGAAGTTAACAACCCATGCGTGGGTAACGATGTTGTTGATTTCGACACTGTCTTTATCTGGATGTGGTAAAACAAAAAATGACGCTACATGGGATAAGGATAACCTGAGCGCTATAGTTACCGATGAGTTACTCCCAGAGTCTAAAATTCTTATGTCCACCACACCAGATACAAATGTACAAATATCCAATGAAGATCCAGAAGATGAAGAAGAGGAGCATTGGTGTGCGGCGTAGAGATGTACTCTGAAATGATCCTCTGTTTTATGGTGATTATAAGTTTTATAGCATGGATAGCGTTCTTAAATTATTTATTTAAATAAGCTAACCCACAAGTGGGGACGATGGGAGAACTGATGTTAGTAGTAGGAGTTATCTCAGTATTTTTAATGTTAACTTACATAGAGATGCCTATAGAAGAAATGGCAGAAATTGATATAACATGTCCTCTAATTGAGACTGAGAAGGAGGATGTCGATGACTCTTCTACTCCTAGGATCATGGTTGACGATGACTTTGAGCATGATGTATATGATCATATGCGTGATCCAAGTATTGAGTTTCCTCCTGCCCACACGTGTGCTGAAAAGACCGAAATAAAGTTAGACTAGATTACCCTGAAGATGTTATAACTTTATTGTATCCCTGTAGGGTCCATAGACCCTTAGTTAGGGGTTTAATATTTAAACCTTGCGGCGGCTAATAACCGGACCGCAGTTTCTAAAGGAGTGCCAAGATGGCCAAAAGATATTCAAGCAACTTCGTTAACGAAGAATCAGGCATGCAATGCAACCTTCCAGATAGAGTTATTGTAAAAGATATCTCTAAAAATGAAGGCTTCAATCAATCCAATGTTAAAGATCTCTATCAGTTTGTTGAATCCCAGTACATGAAAGATAGAAAAGATATTCAAAAGATCGAGAAGATCGAGAAATTCTAATTCATTTGCGGGGTAACCATGCCAGCACAAGTACGACCTAATACTAAGGCTATGAAGATAGCGTATAAGATATTAGAGACTCCCAAGGAGTTAAAACAAACGAACAGCCCCAAACCCGATAAGTTTCGCTTGCGGGAATGGGATAAGGATTCAGCTACCAAACGTTAGGATAGATATGGCAAAGAAAGAAATGTCTAAGTCGAAGCCTAAACACCCTAAGGGTGAAGGCAAAGACAAGAAAAAAGAGAAAAAGGGCGGAGACTGCTTTAAATAGTTCGTTTAACCCTTAAGGTTTTTCAACTCAACCCCCTCCCGCCCAGAGTATAGCATGGCTCTGGGCTTTTTAATTAGGAACCCACACGTGGGGAACCCACACGAAATGTGAAAGGAAAATAATGCCAGAATCTAAAGTATCAAAGTTTTTCTCTGGGTTTGCTTCTTGTTTGAAGGAAACCTCGAATATGTGCACCGTTGGTGATCAGTGTATCGAAGTCATTGAACTTGCTGATCCAGATCCTATTTCAAAGGCTATTTTGGCGAGTATAGTAGCTGTTATGAGGGTATCTAGCCCAGCGCTACTAGCACTATCTACTATTTGTAGCAATGAGGCGGCAACATTAAATGCCGCAGACCAAGCAGCACTTCAAAAGCTAGGTCTTGTAAAGAAAGACGGGACAGTTTCAGATTTAGTCGCTAATGTAGTTAAACAGACGGTAACGGTAACTCCCAAATAAGGCGTTATAGGAATACAATGGAAGACCAAGTGATTTTGTCAGCCGCAGTTGCACAAACCCCAACAACGCATGAATTAGTAGAGTCAATGAAGACCGCAGCCCTTGCGGCAATTGCTGAGCTTGTTTCGCATCATGTTAAAGGTGCCGATCTTTTGCAAAAAGGGTTTGAACAAATGACCCATATCGCTACCGAAGTTGCTGACTGGTACGAGATGCTTAAGAATATTTTGAATGCACTTAAGCCATTTTTCGGTGTTGTAGAGGTATGGCTTAAAGCTACCTACGCTCACCTTGTGGAGATCTTTGAATGGGCCAAGGCCATGTGGCATAAACTTTTTGGCTCTAAATAATAACTACGACTTCATTACTACTCTCCTTTCTCCTTTTTGACCCCCCTATTTTAACTTGTAGGGGGGTTTATATTTGTTTAAGATATATTAAATACCAAGGAGAAAATAAATGTCTGAACAAAAGAAGACCACCCAGCGGGTGACTTATGGACAGCAAGTTTTAGATCACTGGGCCCAGAAGCATACCGATGATGATGACGTTATTGAATATCGTCGCAAGATGGAACCTGAGATCCTGAAGAATATCCATGAGACAGCTGAACGATCGTCTAAGATAGAGCCTTATTGTGGTAAGGATTTCTATATCGTGCTGGCGATGAAGACCGAGCGGGTTGGAGGCGTGCCCAGAACATGGGTTTTTGCCCGACAATCATGTCCGACTCCCACCTACCAGCAGTCAGTATGGAAATGCCACCACCAGACTGGAGCCTTAGAATACCTTTGGTGTATCCCTGATCAGGTGCTTTATTGGCATGTTATTCATAACGCCCATAAATATATAAACGATGCAGAAACCGCTGGTATGGCCAAGTTTTGCCTATTGATGGAATCTAATGAGCTTATAGAATGGGTGATTAAAGAGAACGGCGAGAAGCCCGATGGTGTGATACAATATAAAACCGAGTCACCAATTATTACTTAAAGGAGATCAATGTTTATACCTGATGAAGCCCAATCTACAAGTGGGCAAGTTAATCCTATTGAAGCAGCACGTCAACACGACGAACAGGCTCTACAAGCGGCAAATGGACAAATTTCTACGGAGTCCGTTACGGAGCAAATCTCTTCGCTATCTACTACTGAACAAACTATAAATGAGGTTTACCCTCAACAACCCACGAGTGGGCAGCAAACCAATCGTTACTCTGATCGAGATAACAATATCCGTATCATGCGTGAGCGAGCAGAGCAAGCTGAACGACGTGCGCATGAACTTGAACGAACCATGTGGCAACAATCTCAGCCTAAACCACAATCACCTCAATCTGATTATGAAGATGAAACGCTTATTGAAGGTAAACACCTTAAGAAGTATGACCAAACCATCCAGGCTATGCGTTCTGAACTTGAAGAGACTAAGAGACATCTCGCTAATTTTAATACTACATCTGCGGAGCTTCAGCTTAGGGCCAAGTTTTCAGACTTTGATGCAACTGTTAACGATGATAATATAGAACGTCTATCACGAGAGAAACCTGCGCTCTACAGGTCAATTTTAGCTAATCCCGACCTACGAGATAAGGGCGAGACTGCCTATGAAGCTATTAAGGCATATTTAAAACCACAGACAGCACAGAATTATGAACAAGTTGATCGACGTATTGCTGAAAACAAAGCTAAGCCTAAGGCAAGCCCTGCTGTTGCCCCCCAGGCATCAGATTCTCCACTCTCTAGAGCTGGAGACTACGACCGCAGATCACTTACTGATGCTCAAAAGAACGCTAATTATGAAGAAATGCGACGATATAGATCTTAAATAAAAAGAGCCCAGGAGCTTATCAATTACCTGGACTCCATAAATAAGTATACCTATCAACAACAAAACAAGCATACCTCTATATTCTAAACAACTTTGCCATCTATTGCAAAGTTTTACCTGCTCGGTATATACTATCTCATAGCGTAACTAGCCTCGCGACCTAGATTCTATTGTCGTATCTATGGCCTCGACAGCCAAACTTCTAGGACGTACATGGGGACTCGTCCAACTCTCGTCGAAATTCCTTTTTATTGTTTAGGGTCAAAATGACCCGTCGGAGAAAAGTATGATCACTACAACTACTACTCTTCCGGCCCAAGTTCAGCAATCATTCGATGACAAGCTGCTTTCGATAAGGACACCTAGTCTTATCCACACGCTAGCCGCTACACCGAAGAAGTTGCCTAACAAAGGCGGCCGTACGTTGCGTATGTCTAGATATCAAAGACTACCAACATTTCCAGTACCACTTGGACCATCAGGTGCAACCCCTCCCGCGACAAGCGTGAGTAGGGTGGATATAGATGCTACAATGAGTTTCTTTGGACAATTTATTGCAGTTAATCAGCAGGTTAACTAAAGTGGCCTGCTTTAAATCTGCCCTAATTGACTTGGACCCCGAAGTGGCTACTTGAGGCTAACCGGAAACAAGGCGCAAGGATAATTTAAGAATATGTGGTTAACGAATATGCAAAGACTTAATTTCTTTATAGAGCCTTTCTCTATCAGCAAGAACAGACTTTTCAATAGGTTGTGTTCCTTGTTGTCCTTTTTGCATATGCGTTTTCTTGTAGGTCTCTCGCATTTCAATCATGATTTCTGCTTCTCTTTTCTTGATTACAAGGTAAGGGAGCATGATTTCACAAAGATGTGCGACTCGATCAGACCAAATGGTCCATCTGTAAACGGCTCTTCTGGAATTTTTAGGAAGTTGCTTAGCAGAATACATAGTTTTATTCCCTTCAAAATTGGCAATAAGCCAATCAACCAATGGTTCAGAAGTATTGGAAACTTCGATTTTTGTTTGATAGTGAGGCGTGCCGGTTTTAGGATTATGGCTATAGCAACCTATATAGATGCTACCTTCTCCATCAATAATTCCAGCAAGATAAGCAACCTGTATAGCGGAATATTCTTTACGGATGAAATCAAGTTTCATAATGTCTCCTTACGCGTTAAGTGTTATGCGACATTATACCACAAGATCTCATTATTATCCAGCGTGAACGACTTAAGCGGGTGGATACCCTTTTGGGTAAAGCGAAAGTCTGAACTTGGCCGACAAGGTCAAGAGGATTGGTCGAAGAACCGATCTCGCCAAATAGAAATGTTTGGTCTTAAAAGTAACAGAAATAAATGCACGTTGCAAAATCAAGATCCTGTTTTGAATGCATTCGCTGAACTGCTCGGCTTATCCCTAAATTGCTTGGGGATGTAAAATCTTCTCTGATTGACTTGGAAACCGAAGATTAATATCCGGTGACAGGGCGGAACCCTATTGGGACCGTGAGAGACTAAGTGAGAAGACATCTTTAAAAGATGATGCGATAGTCCATACAACGATCGATAAGACGTTGAGAGGGGATTAACAAGACCCTCCGCCTATGCTAAAACATAGGTCATAAAAGTAATAGAAATTGAAGAATGACGGAAGACCAACTCACTAGGGACATGATGGCCGCCACAGCCAGTGCTTACAACTGTACCGGTGGTAATAATGGCGATCTCCCTACTAATATGGCGCTTTCTGATTTCGATGAAGTGACTAGCGCATTGTTATCGAACGATGCATGGATGATTTTCGACCAACAAGAAGGCGAAAACAAATTTGGTACAGGTCCAACACGTAATGCTTTCCTAGGATTAGGTCACACAGACTTGTCCAAGGATTTCAATAACCTTGCTGGATTCTTGCCAAAATGGAATTATCCTTTTTTAACAATTGGGATATAAAAATCTCCGCTAATCTAACAAGAAACCCCTAGTAGAAGATGATTTCTAAGGGCAACTTGAGCGAAGATAGTTTAAAGAGAGTTTTGATGTTTAATTTGTTTGATAATTTTTTGAATTTTACAGATCGTTTCGAAGGAATGATCGACTCCGCGAATCTTTGTCTTGTGGATAGCAAGGTATTGAGCAACGAGTCGGCATTGTTCTTTTTTGACTATCAAATAGGGCTCAAGAGAATTGCAAACAAATTCGCTTTCCGATTGACTGCAGACCCACTTCCAAATAGGGAAATTGGTACCTTTGTAACTAGAGATACTTCCCTTAATACGACTCTGGACATAGAGAATTGGTTCAGGGAAGGTATTAAAGATAGAAATCCAGGAGTCATAGGTAGTTCTAGCCCCTTTATTTTTTTGTTGGTATACATAAATACAGAAGTTGCCGTCGCCGTCCATGAATCCAGCCATCCACTTCCAGAAATCTTCTTCAGGTTGGAAAGTTTGAGGAATTCTGAGTTCTTCTTTAGTGGTTTCTCTTGGTTTTTTAAGTTCAGCAAGTTGGTGGGAAAAATCACGTCTAGTTGCGCGTCTTTTGTTTTGAGATTGGCTGATGTAATCCTTCAAGAGCTTGCATCTATCCTGTTTAACTCTAGCAAAAGGGCCAACAAGATTAATAAAGTTTATTATTTCGTCTCCGTTGGTAATTACCCAATGATAAATATACTTATTGGTCTTTACTTTTCGGTCATAAAGATGTCCTCCGA